TTACAGTTTTGATGGCAGTTCTGCGCGGGTTCAAGTTTTTAGTTCTTCGTTCACGATTTTGCAAACAGTCGTTGTTTCTGGAACCCCTCAAGGTTTGGCAATAGCAAATAATTCTTGGGGGGGGTTTGCTATTGCTTATTTTAGGCAAGGAAGTTCTGGTAATGCTATTTCATATGTTCCAACAGGAACAAATGCATGGACGTCGGTTGCCGCTTCTGCTCTATCTAGTTGCGACGCATACCCTAAAAACCCTCAATTGTGCGCAACTGAATCTGGTTTGTATATTTTTACACAAAGCAGTTCGGGGTATCCAAGTTATGGTATGTGGTCTGACCCCGGCGTGGCTAGTGTTGCTTACACTACCCCACTGTCTACTTGGCCTTTGGGTTCCGCAAACGCTCCAACAACTTATCCTTGCATGGGCATCGGCCTGACTGGCGATGGCAGTGTAGTTATAGCAACGTCTTACAATAGTACAAGTCTTGGTATTGGTTCCGTGCCAGCACAGATGACTTTTAGTTCGGGCCAGATAGTGGAATACAACATCGCTGGTAGTAATAGCATACCTATGTTTTCAAAAAATGGGTACACAACAGCAGTTGCATATGACATAAGCGCCCAGCCACGAGTTTCTTCTGGCGCTGGTAGCAACGCAATAATTTCTTTTATTGGGGCTAACCAATATCCTAATTTTATAATTATCAATGGCGCATGCAATTCAAATGTGTATTCCATAACTGCGGGTGTGACACCCTCGGCATTGACGCCAATTGCGCCAGTAGCAACCTCTGGCGTTATTTCAGGCGCTTTTGCTGGGGTTGCCATCACGGGCGCAACAGCAGGCTCTACGGGGCAGTTGGCGACCAACGGACAGGCTTTGTTGGGTGCGTCATACACAAGCACGGCGACTGGAGCCTTTGACAGCACAGGTGGTGCTGTGAGCGGCCTCAAAGGAACCTTCAACGGCAGAAGCGTTAATTTACAAGGAAACTCATAATGGCAGTCCCTATTCAATCTACCGCCTTCAACCCAGTTAGTGGGGTGTTTGGCACTGGGCAAGTACGAATTTTTAGTTCCTCTGGAACGTGGACTGTGCCGCCCGGGGTCGCTAATGTCCGCGCCCGTTGTTTTGGTGGCGGCGGTGGTCGGGGCGGCGGTGGTGGCGGCTTCACAATGAGAGCCATATACGAATTAACGGGGGTTGCATCTGTTCCAGTTTCCGTTGGCTCTGGAGGGTCTGGCGCTAGTTCTACGGGCGGCACTTCATCTTTTGGCACATATTGCTCTGCAACAGGAGGCGCTTCTGTGGCGTCGGCGGCAGTAACTGCTGGCGGAACTGGTGTTGGTGGAGATATAAATACCACTGGTGGTGATGGTTACTATAACATCGCTGGAGGCGGCGTTGCATCCATCTTTGGAAATGGTGGGAAAAGCGCCACAAGCAGTGGTGAGCCGGGGCTGAGTAACGCATCAGGTGGAGGCTCGGGGGCGAGTACTGCCCAAAACGGCGGTTGTGGTATTTTGGGTTCTGGTGGTGGCGGGTTCACAACCAGTGGCGCACCAATACAGCCAACATCTGGAATGCAAGGTGGGTTTTCAATAGATTTTATTGGCACTGGTGGTGGCGGTGGCCCAGTGCAGTCAGGCATCAATGGCGGCGGTGGTGGTGGCTCACAGGGTTCTGGGGGCTACCCCGGGGGTGGTTCTGGTGCTGGCAATTACACTGCTGGCGCTGGCATGGTTATTGTGGAGTGGTAAGAAAATGACATACGCACGAATTCAAGGCAACACAGTTGCAGAGATTGTTAAGCCAGTTGATGGTTTTTCTATTCAACAATGCTTTCATCCTGACCTGCTAAAAAATATTATTAACTGTCCAGACGATGTTCAGGCTGGTTGGTCATACGACGCCGAGACTGGCGCGTTTACAGCGCCACCAGAACCCGAAACGCCTGTTGAGCCTCCTGCGGAGTAGGCATGGCGGACGTTCACGAACTTGCCAATGACACTGACAAGCGTTTAGGCATCCACGAGGCTATTTGCGCCCAAAGGTACGAGAGCATCCAAGGGCGCTTTGACGATGGCTCCAAGCGCATGACCAAGATTGAGTATCTTCTGTATGTACTCATTCTGGCTGTGTTGTTAGGCCCCGGTGTGGCGGCTGAGATGGTCAAAAAGGTGTTTGGATTGTAATGGTTGACCTTACCAAAGTCATCGGAGCCGTTGCCGCAAGTGTTGCCGCGCTAGGTGGCAGTTACACCCTTGCCGATAAGTTTGGTTGGTTTGATAGAGCCATCATTGAATGGTCTCCAGAGAATTTTAAAATTGTGGCAGATGCTGGCAAACCAATTACTGTCACGGTTGCGAGAATAAAGAAACGGGACGACTGTTCTGTTGAGAGTTTTACCCCAAGCATTCGTGATGCGGCGGGTATGGTGCATGAGGCGACCACCACGGCAAGCAAGTTCAGTGGCCCAGCAGGCCCAGAGATTGACACGTTTACATACGAACTCACAATGGTTAGAAAAGAAAAGATTGCCAGCGGCAAAGCAACTTTGCTGGCGACCATTAAATACAAATGCCCTGAAGGGGAGCGTGTTGTGCAATACCCCCGTCATAAAAATTTAAGTTTTGAATTGAAAGGGTGACCATGATTCCAATCGTTGCATCACTGCTTGGTACATTGGCTCAGAACGGTCTGGGCCTTTTGTCTTCTGCAATCCAAGCAAAGGGCAAGCAAGTCGTTGAAGACGCCCTTGGCGTAAAGATTTCTGACAATCCTTCTGACGCTGAGGTTGCCAAGTTGCGCCAGCTTCAGTTTGACCACGAAGAGCGTTTGCTTGAGTTGGGCATTGAAAAGGCCCGTATTGAGCAGGAAGAGTTGCAAGCGTTGCTGAAGGCTCAGGCCAACCAAGAGGACAACGTCAGCAAGCGCTGGCAGGCTGATATGGCCTCTGACTCTTGGATGTCAAAGAACATCCGCCCTATGACTCTGGTGTACATCCTGACCGCCTATTTGATATTTGCTGGTTTAAGCGCCGCAGGTATCAACGTGCAAGAGACCTATGTCAACTTGCTAGGTCAGTGGGGAATGCTCGTGATGACCGCCTACTTTGGTGGTCGTACCGTCGAGAAGGTCATGGAGATGCGCAGAAAGGACAAAGAATGAGCCTTAGTCAAGAACAAGCCGCATTCCTATTGGATGCCTGCGCCCTCATCAAATACGCCACAGAGCAGGGTTTTATGGTCACAGGGGGCGAACTTGCCCGTACCCCCGAACAACAGGCTCTGCACGTCAAGGCGGGGCGCTCTAAGACCATGAACTCAATTCACTTGAAGCGCTGTGCCATCGACTTGAATTTCTTCAAGGATGGGCAGATAATATGGGACAAGGGCATCCTTGCGCCACTAGGTGCTTACTGGGAAACTTTGAACCCCAAGAATCGTTGGGGCGGAAACTTTAAATCACTGGTGGACTGTCCACATTTTGAACGAAACGTGGGGTAAGCATGGCAACCGCATCGGTAATGACCTACGACTCTTTGGTCGAAAACATTCAGTCATATCTGGAGCGAACCGACACCGCTACGCTTGAAAAGATTCCACTTTTCATTATGCTGGCAGAGCAAATCATTGCCAGCCAAATCAAGTTCTTGGGGAACATGACTGTCAACCAAAGCACAATGGTGATAGGCCAGCCCATCATTGACAAGCCTGCTCGTTGGCACAAAACGGTCTCCTTCAACATTTTAGTCAATGGTGAGCGCCAGCCAGCATTTCTCCGCAAGTATGAGTATTTGAGGGACTACTCCCCTAGCGCCGCAGTTACTGGCGTTCCAATCTATTATGGTGACTACGACTACACCCACTGGCTTGTGGCCCCCGCGCCCGATGTGGCATACGCATTTGAGGTTTTGTACTACGAGAGAATCCAGCCGCTGGACTCTTCCAACCAAACCAATTGGTTCACCATTTACGCGCCCCAAGCGTTGCTGTACGGGTCACTGTTGCAAGCAATGCCATTCCTCAAGAATGATGAGCGGATGCCTATGTGGCAACAGAACTATGACCTTATCATCCAGACACTGAAGGCAGAAGATGTTCAGCGCATCGGTGACCGTCAATCTACAGTATTGGACACATAAATGAGTTACAACAGCCCCTTTACGGGTAACGTCATCCAGCCAACTGACGTATCCTATCGCTCCATCACACTGACCGCAAACACGCAGTTGTCGTGGCCCATCAATGGCAATGCCACTGGTGACTACGCGGCGCGGATTATGCAGGTCACAGCCTCCTCTGCGGGGCTGTCGCTTTATATGCCTCCTGCTGACCAAGCATCGGTCGGTCAAGATGCCCTGATTCGCAACATTGGCGCAAACGCATTTACGGTCAAAGACTTCACGGGTCTGAACACAATCATCACGATTGCGGCTGGCGAGTCCAAGTACATCTACATCACCTCA